ACAATAATACCAACACTTCCATCATGATCTAAAGTACCTTTCATATAAATACCAATTTCATTTGTATCTGTAGTACTAAATGTAGTTGTTACACCACTAGCTACTTCTACAAATGTTTTATTAAATGTAGTTGTTGTATCAAGTTTTAAATCTTTAATAATACCAGAATGAGATACTAATTTAACAAATTCATTAGAAGAATCTTTAATATTAACTGTACTTAAATCTACAGATCCACTAGTTATTTGTAATCCAATATCAGGAGATGAATTATTTGTAAAACTAGAAATAGTACTATTAGTTGATACATTTTCTAATATTAATGCTCCACAATTACTTATTGTCATATTAGTAAAAGTTTTATTATCATCTTTTAAAGTAATATTACAAATACTATTTGCTTCAGTTGCTCTTGATAATGTTGATCCATCAAAATTTACTGTACCTTCAAAAATTGTATTACTAAATAATTCATATGCATCTCCACTTGATAAATTAAATGTAGATGTACTACTAAATTTTACATCTGGTAAAGTTAAACTAGAATCATATGAAGATAAATTAAATATATTTAAATTTTTATTAATTTTAACTCCTGATCCAAGTGCATATTTATCTACTTTTTTTGTTTCAGCATTAAAAGCAAATATATTTTCTGTATTAGATACTAAATTATTATAATGAACATTACTTCCATGATTAATTATTGAAGTCCATGTTTGACCATAATCCATACTTTCATATAATGTATTAGATGAATCATTAACTTGTGCATACATTAAACTAGAATTTTTCATTGTAATTTCAACGTGTTCCCAAGATTGTGTAGTATCAGATATTTCAGAAAATGAAGATCCATAATTACTTGAAACATATAAATTATGTCCACTTGCCATAACTAACATATATTGTCCAGATTGGGAAACTGAAATTTCACAATCATCAGTTGAACTTCCTCCAATATTTAATGTTTGAGTTGTAAAACTAGATCCATAATTACTAGAAACTGATATTATTAAATTACTTCCATTTTTTTTAGCTAATGCTACATATTGACCACTAGAACTCATATCACCTCTATTTACTGAAACAGATGTACTAGTAAAAGATGTTCCATAATTATCTGAAATATATACTAAATCATTTGTACATACTAAAACATATTGTCCATTATCTGATATTTGTAACCAAGAAATAATAGAATCAAAATTCTCATTACTTCCATCTCTAGTTAAATTACTAACATCATAATTTGATCCATTTTTTACTAATTTTCTTACAGTATTTTCGTTAGCAGAAGTCGCATAAATAGTATTACCATCACTTGTAACACGAACATGTTTAGTGGTTTCTTTTAATTCTCCAGTACCTGTAGTAATGCTACTAAAAGTTGAACCATTATCATTTGATATACGAATATCTTTACTGCTAGTTGCATTAATTGGTTTATTAATTATTAAATAGTCACCTCTTACGTCAGTAAATGAATAATTTGTATAAGTAGAATGATTATCATCAGAAAAACTATGATCAATTTCTGATAATGTTGCAGAAGATAATTCTGGTGTTGTAACATTAACTGTACCAGAAATTGTAGTAGATGAAGATCCTAAATTCATTAATGATAAATTACTATCAACACTTTCAAAATCAAATGTTGTAGATGAGATTGTACCTGAATGATTTCCAACTGATACTAAATTATCATTAGTTGCATTTTTTACTGTTAGGCTTGTAATATTTACATTTCCTCCATTAATATATAAACCATTACTTGGTGAACTATTATTTGTTAAACTAATACTATTTGTATTGTCTAATGAATTTAATATTAAAGAACCACAACTACTTAATGTCATGTCAGTAAATGTTTTATTATTATTTTCAAAAGTAATATTACAAATAGATTTTGCGAATGTTTCTCTACTAATTTTACTTCCATTACAATTTACTGTACCTTGAAAAGTAATATTACTAAATATTTTATATTCAGTTGTATTTGTATCTAATTTAAATATACTAGGAGTACTAAATACAATATCTGGAATATTACTAGATGTATAACCTGAATAAATATCAAAAATATTTAAATTATTATCAAATTCTACACTAGTATCAGTTGCTTTTAATGTTGTTGTTCCACTAAATGTTGTACTTCCACTTTGTATATCAATAACTGCATTTGTTGTTGAATCTGGTAAAGTAAAAGTACTATTACTAATTACTCCACTATGTGAACTTAAAACTAAGTATTTACCAGTTGCACTATTAATATTTAATATAGATACATCAACTGATCCACTACTAATTTGTAATCCTACTGTTGGAGAACTTGTATTTGTGAAACTAGATATTGTATTATTAGTTGTTAATGTATCTAAAATTAATGTACCACAACTTTCTAAAGTCATATTTGTAAATGTTTTGTTATCTCCTTTTAATGTAACATTACAATTACTATTCGCATTACTGTCTCTAGTAAATTTACTTCCATTACAATTTACTGAACCCTCAAAAGTTATATTACTAAATAATTTGTATTCAGTTGTATTTGTATCTAATTTAAACTCTGTTGAACTATCTAACTTAACATCAGGAAATGTTTCTGCAGTGTCATAACTTGTTACACTGAAAATATCTAAATCTTTGGTTAACTCAACATTAGTATCAGTACTTTTAATTGTAATCTCTCCACTTAATGTAGTAGAAGTACTAGATGTAGATCCTAAATTAATTAAATTTTTAGTACTAAAATTACTATCAACATCTAAAGTAATACTAGAAATAGTACCAGTATGATTATCAGAAATTAAATAATCACCTGAAGCACTATTAATTGTTAAAGTACTAATATCTACATTACCTCCATCAATTTGTAATCCAGTACAATTATCTAGAGTTAAACTACTCATAGTTGAATTTGTATTAAGACTAACTAATTTAATTAAACCACAACTACTAAATGTTGTAGTTTGTATTGATGATGATCCTGTATTAAATGTGATGTTACCTGAAGCATATGATTCTTTACTAATTGTTTTTCCACTTACACTTAAAATACCACCACTTAGTACAGTTAAATTACTAGGTAATGTTAAATTACTAGAAAGTGTTAATGTATCACCTGACTTAATTAATAAATCTGGTATTGTGATACCAGTATCACTATTTCTATTAAATAAAACACTTTTAGTTCCACTATGTTGAAAATCTCCTTTTATAAAAATTCCAATATTATTTGTATCTGTATTAGTAAATTCAGTTGTTACACCACTAGACAAATTAATAACTGAAGAATCATTACTATTATTTAAATCTAAGGTTAAATCAGTTATTGTACCTGAATGTGTATTACTTATTACTAATGCTTGTCCATCAGGATCTTTTAATGATAAAGTACTGAAATTAGCGCTACCTCCTTCTACTTGTAATTCACCACATTGATCAAGAGAATTATTAGAAAAAGTACTTGTTTGTGAATCAAATTTAATAATACCTAAATTAGTTAAAGTATTGTTATTAAATGTAGTAGATGCTCCTGAAATTGTAAAGTTTCCTAAATCAGTAAATGAACAATTAGTAAATGTAGATGAACCTGATATACTTAGATTGTGATTAGTACCATGTTTAGTATATGTAATACTATCAGATAAAAGTGTACTTCCATTTTCAGTTATTAAATCAGACATTAGTTGTAAAGAATCTGATAAAGTTAAAGTATTACCACTTTTAACATAAAGATTTGGAAGTGTTCCTGAAAATCTACTTGTATGACTAAAAATTGATTGTCCTCCAGATTTAATATAAGTACCAGATAAACTATAACCACCTTCAGTAAAATTAGTACTTGATGTATTATTAGTTTGTAAAAATTGTATTAAAGAAGCATCAGTTCCAGTAGATTTCATAATATTATGTAAAGAATTAATAGTTCCTGTTTGATGACTATCAATAATTAAATAATCTCTGTCATTAGCAGTCACATTAGTATCTTTTTCAACATTAGTATCTTCACTGATAACGTTAGTACCTCCAATATCGACAGTACCATTTAATAATTTAATACCAAAAGAAGGAGAATTATTTATAGTAATACCACTAATAGTATTTGTTGAATCTAAAGTATCTAATATTAATCCTCCACAACCTTGTAACGTCATATTTTGAAAAATCTTATTATTACCACTTAATTTAACATTACATGCTGTAGGATTTGCTCCAGTACCTTTTTTAAAAGTAGCTCCATCACAATTAACTACACCTTCGAAAGTTACACTACTAAATAATTCATATTCATTACCACTAGTTAATTGAAAACTTAAACTAGATTTATAAATTATATTAGGTATATTTCCTGTATAATTTGTATTCTTTGTATAAATAATATCATTATTATCTATTGTAACAGATGTATCTACTACATCTATTGTAATTCCACTAATTGAAGATGTTGTTACTGCATCATTAGTATCTGTAGAACCTAAAGTTAATAATCTACTATTCTGTGATGAAGGTAAAATAAAATTAATCATATCTATTGTACCCGAATGACCATTTCTTATAACAAAATAATCATCAACTGCAGAATTAATTGTAATATTACTTAAATTAATGTTACCACCATTAACTTCAATACCATCTTCTTTTGATGTTACAATATCTAAACCATCTATATTTGTACTATAAGCTGTACCATTAACACTTAAATTACTAACATTATTTGATTGATAAAATGTTGCTGCATTTACATCTGATGTTTCACCATATTTAGTAATTTTTACGTTTTCTAATATAATTAATGGATGATCTCCAAAACCATATTTTAAATCTAATAAATTGTCATTAGTATCTAGAACATCAAATTGTCCATTTGCACTACTAAAAGTTTTTTCATTCGCACTATCAGTACCTCCTCCCAACACAAGTAATCCTTTTTTTAAAAAAAACTGTGGAAAATTACCTTTATTATTTGTATCATTAGCAAAAAAATCATGAAAACTCGATTCTTTTATATGAATATTTTTTAATATAACAACTGATCCAGGTTTTGCTATAATCATTCCAGTTAATTCATGTTCTTGTAAACTGTTACTATCAGTATATTGTATATTTAAAATTTGACCACTTTCAACAATCGTATGTCCATTAGAACTTAGAGTCTTTGTAGTATAGGAACCTCCTAAAAGTCTAGTATTTATTTGTATTTTTTTATTTATTATTTCTATCATTCTTATATGATTATATATATACTTTTTTTATTTTATGGATAAAATTTAATTAAAGAATAAATTATAATATATCATAAAAATGAATGACACGATACCTTGGATTGAAAAATATAGACCAAAAAATATTAAAGAAATAGTTTATCATGATGAAATTAGAAACACATTAGTTAAATTAATTAATAATAATAAATTTCCACATACTATCTTTTTTGGTCCTCCTGGTACTGGTAAAACTAGTACTATTTTAGCTTGTGCTAGAGAAATATATGGCGAATCATTTAAATCTATGGTTTTAGAATTAAATGGCTCTGATGATAGAGGTATAAAAGTAATTAGAGAGCAAATTAAAGATTTTTCTGAATATAATCAATTATTTTGTAAGGGTATTAAATTAGTAATATTAGATGAAGCAGATTCTATGACTTATGATGCCCAGTTTGCGTTAAGACGAGTTATAGAAAATTACACATATAATACTAGATTTTGTTTAATATGTAATTACATTTCTAAATTAATTCCTGCGTTGCAATCAAGGTGTATAACATTTAGATTTTCAAATATAGATAATAAAAATGCAATTATAAAGTTAAAAGATATAGTAAAGAGGGAGGGTATAAAGTATAATTGCAAGGGTTTAAATACTATTATGGATATTACCAAAGGTGATATGAGACAATCTATAAATTTATTACAGTCAGTAAGTATGGCAACTGGTTATATAAATGAGGATAATGTATATAAATGTTCTGGAGAGCCAAGTGAAAAAATATTTAAATCATTAATAAATATATTATTAAACAATAGTTTTTGTGAAGCATATGAATATATAAATAAGATAAGATTAGAGTATAGTATGTCTTTAATTGATTTAATAAAAAGAATAGATAAATTTATATTTAATTTATCATTATCAGATGAAAATTTATCTGATTTAATTACAGATTTATCAGAAATTGAAACAAATTTATCAAATGGAGGAACTGATGAAATACAAATTGGATCTATGATTGCTTGTTTTATGAAATTAAAATATAAAAAATAAAACTATTTATATATGGATATAAATAATTTTATAAATAAAAGTTTAAAAATAAAGGATTTATCAAAATTACAAAAAATGATTTTAAATAATTATAAATTATTAATTAAATCTAATTCACAACAAACTAATAAACTAAAAACTTTTTTTTTTAAATTATCCAAAAAAAAAACTATTAGAAATATAGAAAATTATAATATTTATTTAACTAATGATAAACTTAATCTAAATATTTTTAAAATATTTTTACTATTTTATTACTTGGATTTAAAAAATTTTAAAACTAAATATATTGGAATTGACTTTGAATTTAATACTAAAGTTATCGCATTAATGCAATTATGTTTCGATAATGAAATTTTTATTATACATCCTGACCAACTAGATAAGAATTGGAAAATATTCTTTATTGAAAAAATTTTATGTAACGAATTCGCTTTTAAAATTTTACATGGATCAGATTCTCTTGATTTACCTTACATATACGACCAACTATTACAAAAAAATAGTAACTTAATTATTAAATTTAATCGACAATTCGCTGATACTAAATTCTTATGTGAATACTCCTTCTATAATAAAAATCAATCTCTTGGAAAATGTAAAATTTATGAACTTTTATTAATGGAAAAAATTATTTCTCAAAAAAAGTATGATGAAATTAAATTAAATGAAGAAAAAATGGGTCCTATTTACGATATAAAAATAGATATAAATAATTTATCTGAAAAGTTAATTGATTATTCCTTTTATGATGTAATTTATTTAAGTCGGTTATTAAAAAATTATGAAGATAAAGATTATTTTAAATTAATTATTGAGTTAACGCAATTAGTTATGATGGATAAAAGAGATATTCACGAAATTGTTCCAAAGGAAGAAATTAATAAGATTAATAATTATATTTTATTTAAAAATGATGAAATTACTAAATTAGTAGAGATATTTAATTTATTTTATAAAAAGTTAGAAAAGAATGAATTAATTAATAATTTACTAAAAATTAATTATTTTAAACAAAATATAATTTTTATAATAAAATTTGAACTATATAGTAGTTTATTAAATAAGTATATTATTTATGAAAAGTTAAGTGAAAAAAAAATTTATAATAAAAATTTATTAAATTATAAATTAAATTACTTGGATAAAATTAATTTTAAAAATTTTGTTAATTTAATAAAAAAAAATATTAATTTTTAAAATATTTATAAATATATTTTTATTTATATATATGTCTGATAATAAAAAATATACATATTCATCTCCGATAACTAATGGTGTTATACCAGAAATTGATTCTGAAAGTACTAAATTATTATTTCCTTATTTAACAATGCCTCCAATAAAAAAAAATAATTCTTGTTCATATCATTTAAAAAAACTTATTGAATGTATACAAAGTAAAGAATCTAATTGTGATGATTTAATACATAATTTTATTACTTGTTTAGATTATAAAAAGTAATTATTATAAAATTAATTTTAGATTAGAAAATATTCTAATACTTAATATAGCTAAATAAATTAATGACACAATAATTGATATTAATAATATTTTATAATTATCAGGTTTATCTTCTTTATCTGTTAATTTTATTTTATCGGAGATTAGATATAAAATAATAAAAGTCATAACGAAAAGTCTAATAGTATTATATTCTAAAACTAGAATTAGTGTTTTTTGTTCATCAATAAATTTTTCTTTAGAAACATTTACTATAAAATTTTGTATAATAGATCCTAAATTCATTATATATATATTATATATATAAAAAATTATAATTTATTTAATTTATCAATAATTTCTAAACCTAAATTATTTAAATTCTTATCATTTTTAATATTTAATATTATATCATTTTTTTTTAATTTAAAATGATTAATAATAAGTTCTTCAAATTCTTCATATGGATTTGTTAATTTATCTAAAATTGCATATTTGTATATTTGAGATGTCAATTTGTTATTATTTTTTAAAATTTTATTAAGTAAAGAATCTTTATCAAACGCTTTATTTTGAATTATATTTAAAATTTGTATAATTGAAGAATTATTTTTATCCCAATTTTTATAAATTTCATTTTGAAAATCTGTATTTATTATTGGAATGATATCATTTTTTTCAAAATAAATTCTTGGAATTTTATTTGGATAATCTTCACATAAAATATGAAATATAAAACATCCATTTTCACAAAATGAGTTTTTAGATCCAATAATTAATACCATTAAATTTTTACAATCATATTTATTATAAGTTATGAATATTGAATAGTCATCTGATACTAAATTTTTATATTCAATTAATTCTTCATTTATTTTTTTAATAGAATTTTTATTAATAATTGAACTACAATGATAATTTTCATAATAATAATTTTTAAATAAAGATTCAGTAACTAAAAATTCTTTCATAATATTAAATGATTTACTTACTTCATTCGATTCATTACAAATTTTATTTTTTAAAATATTATATTCTTCTTGATTAATTATTTCAAAATTAAACATATCGACTATCGAAAAAATAATATTATATATATTATAATTATTTATTAAATTTAAATTTTCAAAATTAAATTTTTTTATATAATATTCTATTATATTCAATAAATCACTTTTTTTTAAAAATGAAATTAAATTTTCATCCTTCGATAAATCATTTAATTCACTAAATAATTTTTTAAATAATTTTATTTCATACAAATTTTCTATATTTATATTCTCTTTATTCTTATCAAAATATAAATTTATTTTTTGTAAATATAAATTATTATTTGAATCATCACAAATTATTATTTTATTTAATGAAATTATTTTCGAAATTATCAAATTTAAATTTTTAAATTTATCTTCACTTACATATACTTTAGTTAAATTTTCATCTATAATCTTAACAATATGATTTAATATATTTAATAATGTATTTTCTGAATTCCATTTTTCTAATTTTAAATAAGATAAATTAATTATTTTATTTTCTAAATTATTATTAAAATTATCGTAAAATGATATTAATGGAGGATAATGAGGATAATAATATGATTCTAAATCAATATTTAATTTTATTTCATACGAATTTTTCATTTTTAAATTTACATCAAAATTAAATATGTTATCATCTATAAAAAATAAATTATATTTATTATCATCCAAAATTTTAATTTCATTAATTACATTATCTATAATATGATCATTTGATGAATGTAAATTATAAATTTTTTTTTTGTAAGCATTTTCTTTAAGTAAATTTATATCAAATGAATATTTTTTTTTAATATCTAAATAATCATATGGATTCCAGTTGATATTTGTATAATTTTTTTCCATATCAATAATATTATTTTTTAATAACATATTAAAATTATTTAAAAATTTGATAATGTTATTATCCAAACTTTTTTTAATTAATTTTTCTAAATGATTATTATTACAATTAAAAGTTAAAGTATTAAAATCAATTTCACAATTAATATCATTTTTTATTTTTAAATTTAATATTTTATTATTAAAATTAATAATTTTAATTTCATTATCAAAATTATTAATTTCCCATGATATTAAATCACATAATATTCCATTATTAATTTTTTTTATTGAAATATTAAAATCATTTTTATCAAAAAGTTTAGACATATTTATATAAATTATCTAAATTTTAAGTATTTTTCTTATTCAATTTTTATCCATTCTTTCAAGTCTATTCTACAATATGGACATCGATTATCATTTTTTATAAATTTTTCAAAACAATCTTCAATACAAAAAATATGATTACAAATAGGACAACTAATAATAAATTTATTAGTATCGTTAATTTCATCTAAGCAAATACAACAGGTATTATGTAAATGAATTGAATTATCATATTGTGTTTTTAAATTTAAAATTTTCTTAATAAAATTATCTTTTACATTTTTTTCTAAATTTTGAATATATAAATCTATTTCTTGAATTTTAATATTAATAAAATATATTAATAAATAATTTGAAATAAATTTTTGTAAATGTTTTTCAATTTCATTTTCAAAAACATAATCATTTAAAAAATTACATAATTTTATAATTTTTAAATTTAAACAAACACTACATTCACATTCATTAAATTCTAATACTTTATAAATTAACTTTTTTGTTAGATAATTATTTTTTTTTAAATCTTCTAAATAAAAACTTATCTTTATAAAATTATTCTCAATAAAATATTGTTTACAATAATATAATTTATTTTCTTTCTCTAAATATCCATTTACTAAATTAAATATTAATATTGTGTCATTAATGTTTATATAATATTTTTCATTATCAATTAAGTCAATTGTTCCTTTAAATTTTATTCCAGTCTCATCTAATAATAATACGTTATCATCTTCCTTTATCATTTATATTAATTAACATATTTCAAATAATATTGTTAAAATTACTTAAACATTAATTATATAATAATAGTATTATAGAATGGAAGAGAATGAAGAAACACAAGTTAAAGTAAGTAACAGAAAACCTGGTAGAACATTATT